CTCCTATACACCACTATACAGTGGTGCGTACCTCTCCCTGAGAACAGGGACCGATCTTCCGTTGACACGCGGATCCCACTTCACAGTAGGATCCGGCGTCTCAGTAAAGTACTGGCGTAAACGGTCGATCCCATCAGGCCTAGGAGCATCAAGTTGCGCAACCATGTTGACAACTTTATACTCCCAGCGATATAGCTGTTTATTAAACCGCCTCCTAAGGTGGTCTATTTGGACACCCATAAAGCTGAAAAGGCCTTTGATGGCTACACTCCCATCCTCTACTGCAAGCTTAAGACGCAAGCGGTAAGGGATCCTACAAGTCAGGTATTCAGAGACGCTCCACAACCCCTTCTTATAGAAGTTGTTCGACGTCTCGACTATCGTACTTAGGGAGCTAGGGTGGGTTGGGTCAAAGTCGGACCTGATATAACAGGGGGTTACGCACTCCCCGTTATACCAGTCAGTCCCGCAGGATTCTCTGAACTTACCAGTCCAGAAACTCTTGCCACTGTTGACTTTGAGGGCTAGCGCAGTCAATGACTGCACTAGTACCTGAACTGAATCAACAGGGACGATGATATCATCCCCGTAGACCGTTACCTCAGACTGTATGCTCTTAATGTTTCCGATGTTAACGCTCATGCCGCGGACCCAAAGGACCGAAGCGACAGCGATACCAAAGAAAACAAAAGATTGTACAGGGAAGGTCAGTGCTGAACCCATCATCGCAAACTTCTTAAGTCTAAGAAGTTCAGGCTGCTTCTTGTCGATGCAGTTGAAAAGCGTTGGGGTTCTACATGCCATCATTGCCGAGAGAAGATCCGGTCGTTTCCGGAAACATCTCTCGACAACGTAGCATGACAGACGATCACTTGCAGACGAAAGGTCTATAGTAGCAAGACCACCAAGAGACGCTATACGCGCCATCTGTTGATTTTGCGTCTGATCGGATATAGCGATGGACGACCCGATATAGGATCGATCAAAGCCTTCGACCAGAAAGTCCTTAAGTCCCTGTTGTATCCATTGATTCGCAATGGGTTCCGAGGCAATAAGCCTTGGCCCCTTATGAGTCTTTGGAACACAGATAAGCTTCGATACCACTTCCCCATCGTTAGGCGCGCAACCATCCAACATATAGTTGGTGGAAGCATGCATATCGTAAGGAAAGAGAGACTGAAGCTTAGCAGGCCAAGTAGGGAATGAGTACTTAGACCCATCCCGAACTCCGTCTGAAACAGCACCGGGTCCATGACGGCCTCTTATCTGTTCGGTTTCGAGGAGCGGAAAGGCGCATCCAAGCAAGTCAAAGACTCGCTGTAAATGCAATCCGTATCCCGTGCCGGTTTTGGAGACGTTCCCAGCGGCGCCGTCAATAGCAGCCAACGCGATAGCGTTGGTTGTACCATCGGCGAAGTGATGAGAAGTATTCCAAATGAGAGCACTAATAGGGTCTTCCCAATCAAGGGAAGGCTCTGGTAGCACTTTCTCAACAGAATAGAGATCAGCGATCGCAGCAAACTTGAAGTGCTCACTGCACTCTCCTTTGAGCTTCTTAAAGAGATAGCAAAGCTGTCTAATCAAGAAGATCGAAGTTGAGCACGGCTGATCATGAAGAGTTCCGTCAAATTTGAACACTCTCGACGTCAGCGCCCAGAAAAGTCTGGGTCTAGCGTCGTTACCTCGACGAGTCACTAGCTTGTGAAAGCCAGGTATTGACTGACTGAGGAGCGAGCCTGAAGCAAGGGATTGTTCGAAAACTTTCCCCCACTCAGGGAGGTCAATGGTGATATACCGTTGGCCTCTGTCCAAAACAAGGCGTTCAAGATGGATTTGATCCCACTCGAGCGACTTGCGATTCACTTCAGGAATC